CAGGGAATATCTTCTCACCGTTCCGCTCACGCTCTCTTGCTTGGTCTAGCACATCCTTTATGCAGAATGAGTTCGTAATGAACTTCTTCCGCTTGCCACCGACCTCGATAAGCACGCAATAACGGTCGTCACCCTGGCTTGTCGGAACACCGCTCTCAAAATCCACCACCGTAATGACAACGTTAACGATGTCCATAAGTCTTACAATATCCACGTCGAAGAACTTCTTGCCGTCCTTCGTCTGTGCCCTCTGCTGAATCCCCTTCTTTAAGAATCCCATATCACCATTAGTTATTTTATTCCACAAATTGCGGCAGTCGGCATGAACCGCCCATCCCCAATAGGATGCCTTGACCTCCGCCCTTCGTTTCTCTGATTCCAAACTTTTCATCTTACGTGCGAACCGTTGTTTGGTCGACTTGCGCATAAGAGTCTTTTCCTTGAAGAATTGATAGCCTAAGAAGTCAATCGCCCTTCCGCTTACGACCTCTCTGTCTTCTTCTCCTCTTTTTCCTCTTCTCATTGCCAGCTATCTTTGAGACCACGAAATCAGCTTTCACCGTCAGTCCAATCTCCCCCGATAGCCTTATGTATTCCCTTATCTGTCTGTGGGCTTCCGCCTTGCTGAACGTCAGTCCTACGACATCATCACAGTAACGTACATAGCCTCTGCATTTCATCTGTTCCTTAATGTAGCGGTCTATCACGCCAACTGACAGATTACACACCGGTTGAGAACTATAATCCCCGATGGGTGCGCCTCTTCCTTTCCTCATCTCTCAGTATCTCCTCAATATCTGATTCATAAAAACAAACATATTCCTCGACGAATCGAAGGAACTGCTCATCCTTATACATCTTTTGAAACTCTCTTATAATCAATTCATGCGGAATTGATTGGTAAAACTTCTTGTAGTCCGCCTTCCAAAAGTGAGTGAAGTCGTAACGCCTGATGTAGGCTTTCATCCTCTTCACACCGAAATGCAATCCCTTGCCCTTTATGCAAGCGCAGGTATCGTATATCAGCCTTTTGTAAAGCCTCTCGCCGACAACGTTCATCATGGCGTGCGGAACCACTCTCCAAGGAAAGTAGTCCTGAACGATAATCTGTCTTATCTTTCCCGCATCGCCCTTGATGTCACGAGGATGGAATTTTCGTTTAGGAAACTTCAGCGTCAGTATCATCAGCTGTAGCTTCCTCAAGTCCTCCTCCTGCCGGGTGTTATGCTCACGGATAAATTTGTTACGTTTCTCCTTACCCTTATCCTGTGCAGCGGTATCGGCATTCCACAAGTTGTTTATCTCTGCCATTCTTTCAATGACATAGCCCTCACGCTTCGGTGAAGGTCTGGCTTTGAACGCCTCAATCCTCTTTGCGAGTATGAGGTCTATTTCTTCGTGGCTGAGTTTCTTCCACGGAATCTCGCCAACTTTAGTTTTCAAATCAAAATACTTATCCATACGCAATTAATAATTAGTAATCTTGCAATGATTACTTGCCCGGAGCTTTCAATTCATCTTACTCACACCGCTTGTCTGCGTGCAAGCGCAGACCTTTCCGCTATTCTATTTTCCGACATCTGTGCGTAGTTGATTATAGTCGCACGGTCGAGGCTCAGAGGTCGTTAATTCGTTTCATCATCGTATGGCGAGCCCCGCAGTTCGTGTTCGAAATCGAAAAGGCGTTGTTCGAGTTCGCGTAGCCGACACCCGCATCCGCACCGTTGTTCGAGTTACCGCCCCACAAAAGCAGCTCAGACCTCTTCTACCTACCTTGCGGATTGTCATCCATGTTGCAAGGATTTTTATGAGTGGTGGCTTCGGACGGTATGTCACCGCCCGAAGCATTGGTCAGGCAATCTCCCTACCGTCAACAAACTGTATGTCACCATAATATGCAAGGCGAGCCCCGCAGGCCGGGTACGAAAACGAAAAGGCGTCGGACGAGCGCGCGTAGCCGACACCCGCATCCGCACCGTCGGTCGAGTTACCGCCCCACAAAAGCAGCTGGCCTGTGGTATTGCCCCAGTATTTATCGCACCAGTAGGTAGAGCTGCTGCCGCCAAGGGAGGTAGGCATGAGGTCAAAGTTGTCGCCAAGTGTCATCTTAATGACAAACAGACCCGAGCCGTTAGTGTTGCGGGTAATCTGACGGTAGGTGCCGTTCGGTACGCTTGCAAGCTCTGCTGATGACGGTACTCTGTTGCCATCGTAGATGTACATCTCCGTGCCATCCTGCCCAGAGTTACTTGATGAACCGAAATACACGCCCTGCGTCATTTCCCAATCAAGGTTGTAGTCATCCTCCGTACCATGGTGGGAAACGTTACAAGCGTCTCCGCTGATAGTTACAATGCCGTTGGCATCACCAAGCCCCATCGTAGCTCCAAGAAGAAGTGTTCCGTTATAGTAGCTATTGCCACTGCTTCCGCCCGGTCCATATCCCAGCTCTGCCTGAATATTCGGAGAACCGAAGTCAGAGAGTGTTTCTATCATTCTGTAACGACGGAAGTTGTAATCGGCTAGTCCGAAGTTCTTGCCGTTGACCTGCGCATAGTTCCAAAACTGCGTGATGGTAAGACTTCGCTGCGCATAGACATCAAAAGTGGATGTAAGGGCACCGTTGCGGAGTGAACCAAGCATCGCACCTGTACACTGACGCCCAATCTCAAATCCGCCAAGTGGTACCTCAGAACACCAAAGGTTGTTCTCGCCTGTGTAGGAGTCGGGTAGCACAAGACCGTTAATAGCAGGCTTGATTGTCATAATATGACCCTTTGAGGCGTCAAGCGTAGTACCGTCGGCATAGACATTGGAGTTTGTTCTTGACAGCTTAGCTGCCTTACCAGCGTTGGTAAGCAGATAACGCCCCTTCTTGTTGTTCCACGCATCACGAAGGGCAGTATTGCCGTAAACGCCCCATTTAGGGTTGGAGCTAGCCTCTAATGGAATTCTCCAAGCCACCTGTTTCAAAAACTGCTCATCGCCCGCATTTATTGAGCCTAAAAGGTCGTTGAAAGAGATTCTTTTTATTGAACCTCCCTGCTCAACGATTATCGTGTCACCCTTCATAAGGCTCGATGTGAGCGACACCTTAGCTAAATCATTATTCATATCTCAAAAATATTTACCATGAAACTTCTGCTACTACCTCTACATCATTCTGAGTACCGTTACGGTCTGTCTCTGTCGTCGTCACCTCGATGGAGTTTGTTGCGGAGGATTTAAGAACGCTCCACGTGTCCTTATCCATCACCTGCATCTTCCATGTCGGGTTACTGAGCGTTACTGCCGAGTTGCTGCGTGCATTGATTACCGTCGCTCCCACAGTCACCGGATTACCTGTGTCAACCTCCTTGTTACTTGATGTAATGGCAAGATTGATGATGTAATCGTCGAGGGTGTCTATCACGTTGATACCCGCTCTGTAAATCGGAGTGCTGTCACCCGGGTTGGCATAGAACTCACAGATAAAGAGCTGGGAGCCGTCAACATCATCCCTTGTTACCGTAACGCTCGTTGATGATGTCATACTCTTCCAAAGAGTATCATCCTTATACCACTTGACATAGAAACTCGTTACCTGCTCTCCAGACGACATCAACACTGCCTTGAGCGTTGACGTTGTCGTATCGCTCGATAACTGAGTGGTCGAAGCGGTAATGATACCCATGTAGGATGATGCACCGACTGACTGAATCGTTACGTCAATACTCCTTGACACGTTGTACTCAACTCCCGCCACCGTTGCCACGCAAGAGAACTCAAGCGTGTCATTCGCGACGTTCGTAAGGCTGGCGAGGTTGCTGATAATCCTTAACGCTCCTGTTGAGAGATTCATCTTAAACTTGCCTGTCGAGTCTGTTCTCCAATCTCCGTCGGAGGCACCTGTAAACTCAAGTGTCACGCCCACGTACTTCCATGCGAAATTTGACAGCGTTACTCCGTTGCCTCTCATTGATGATACTATTGGCGTGATTATCGGCTGATTCGCTGCCGTACCCCAATCGGGAGATACCTTGCCTGTCGTCGGGTCGACTCCTTGATAGAGCATTCCCGAGATATTGAAAGACATATAAAGGCTGTCTCCGTTCCTAAGTCTTCGTATCGTTAAACTGTTCTGCGCTGATAAGCTCATACCCAACCTCCTTCGTTAATTAATTGTCTTGCGTCGATATACTCTAGGACACGACCATCTATCTGCCCTGCCCTCTCCTCCAGCGTTCCCGAAAGAAGATTACATACCGTGACCTCCTTCTCGTTAAGCATCACCTCGTCACCCTTTGTAAGGTGCCCTGCCAGCGGGATATGTACGTTTCCCGCCTTGTCCTTGTTCGCTACTACATATCTCATCTGAAAATAAATATTGTTCCGTCTGAATCGGTGAAAATATTACCGCTGCTGTCAGCTGCTACCGAGTATTCTTCTTTAAGAGCATACTCCGTGTAGACGTCCAGCCAATTATCGGCTTCCGTATCTCCTATGCCTGTCTTTGCAAGCTCAAAGCTCGTTGTCTCGCCCTCGTTGAAGGCTACCGCCGTCTTATATGCTGAGTTGACCATCCACCGTATTGCCACTGCGCGGCATGGGCATTCAAGCTTCTGTCCGTTGGTCGTTACCATCGCCTTGTCGACTCTGATTCTGTCATCAACGAGTATTGCCGTTCCGTTGCTTGGCGCGCAAAATACCGTCGGATAAATACGGTCTACTGATACCTGCACCTTGGCGACTACATCTCCGTCTACCGCCATCTTGATAACGTAGTCGGCTTTCTTTATGAGCCGGAGGTCAAAGGTGATGGAGTTGTTATCATAAGCGATGACAGGCGTTCCGTCGGCAAATGTCTTGAAGGTTTCCGTGGTGCCGCTCAACTCATACACTCTGATATAGTACCCGCTTGTAATTACCTCGGTACCTTTTCTTGCCGTGAAGTTAATCGTTCTCAGATAGCTCTCATTCGTCGCTATCGCTGCCGCCCTTGTCGTAGTTGGTGTTATGCCGTGGGCTACCTGATACTCATAAAGCTCCAGCATATCCCTTGTAACGTCATACTTTATATCGTTCTCGACGTCTATTCCAAGGGAGTAGTTGTCATCGCCCTTATCGGTGGTAGTGAGGATGATGTCCTCCGTTCTTACCTGTACGTTGACGCCCAATCGGGTATCAGCGAACTCTGCCGAGAATGACAGCACGTATCTTGTGCCCGATGGTACGTTCTTTTTGATTGTGAGCGCACCTTTATTGGCTCCCGATGAAGTTATCTCATACAGCCCGCTCCAATCGCTGATGGTCGTTATATCCACTCCGTCGACCGTCCACACCATTGATGTCAAGAGGTCGTTTACCTGCTCCTGCTTCCAAGAACCGTCCTTTGCGCCCGCCCTTACGTCGGGGAAGATGGTCGTTGGCGTAAGGCTGCGGTTCGGCTCATACTCGGACGTAGCGGAGTTGTATACCTGCCCGATTGGAGATGCGGGTGTCAGACAGCGCACCACGCAAGCTACCGTGAGCGGAGCATAATCCCTTCTGATTCTCTTTATCTCGCTAGTTATCATATCTCCAAACTTGTTGTTAATGTTTCTGTATCAATAATTGCCGTGAAGGTGAAGATTACCTTGTTGACATTATCGTTCTCGCCAAGGTCGTTGAGTGTCGGGTCATAGGAAAGACAGATGTCTATCTCGCCCGCAAAGTTCTTAGCCTTGTCTCTCTGACCCCATACAGCGTCTGCGGCAGCGTCACCCGAATCTCTCTCTATCTTCCACGTCGTTACTTGGTCTGTCAAGTCCTCCCAGCCTCTTAGTGCCGTACACGTTACGTGTATGCTCTCTCCGTAGGCTAGGAACTGGTCTCCGTCGGTGTCGAGCGTCAGTCTCAGCGGTGTCGCGCTAATCTGATTGATGGTGCCCGAGACGTAGAGATTGTTCATAAAGGCGGAGTAGCCTGTCATGTCAAGTCCGTAGACTGACAGATTACTAAGGTCGCCAAACTGCATCGCAATATTGGATGCTGAAAACTCCCATGTATTGACATCACGAAGCTGCCTGCGATATGATGTCGTTTCATAATATGACATCTGTCTGTCTTTGTTGGTGAAGTTGCCGTAGCAGGCAAACTTCATGCTCTCTGCTGGCAGGTGCTGACTCTTCCATGTGTCCGACACGGGTCTTAGCGAATATCTGAATGTCTTGCAATCCGCATCAAGTATATCATCAATGCGAAAATAAACCGTTGAATATCCGGCAAACAAGAAGTTTCCCTTGCTGTCGTCGGCTATCTCCGTTGCATTACCTCCTTTGATGTTGTGCCAAATACCCATGCAGATGTCGTCTACCGCAATGGTACCAATCTCGCCATCTTCGAGCTTCAAGGTGGCTGTTCCTGTAACGAGTGTGTTACCATCCTCGTCCGTGTCGGGTGTAACGCTCTCGATTATTCCCGCTCCGCTCGTGAGCCATGAGATACCAACGACTGCCGTAGCTCTGTTGTATCTTATCTCGGGAACGTCGAATACCGTTCTGACAGAGAGCGAGTGCAACTCACCGTTTCCCTTCGCGTCGATTCTTCCGCCAAAGCCCGTCATGCCGCTGGCAAACTCGCCAAACGTTGCGTTATCCTTCGTCTGAAAGCCTTTATTGAAGGTTATCTTGCCGCTGGCGGTGTCGGAGGTGTCCTTACGAAGATATTTCTTGTTGGCAACCTTAGCAACCGCCTCGTCGATGTTACTGATAGCTGAAACAGCTTTATGCAGAGTATCAACCTCACCTTCAAGGGTTGAAACGGGGTCACTTACTGCAGCGTACTCGTCAGAAAGTGTAATCTCCACTTGCGGCAGCAAGCTGTCAGAGTAAGTGTAAGTAAGCGTTTGGATAAACAAATCCTCCTCGGTTTCGATAAAACGCTTGTCTGTAAGGCGTATGCTTTTACCGACACCGAAAGCTTCTATAATCTTCGATCCATTTTCCTCATCCTTGTTCGCGCGAACCTTATCAACGGTAACATTCCAAGTAGGCTTGATGTCAGCGTACTCGTCAAGACCGTCCTCCTTCTTCCATTCATCAATTCTTTCCTCAGCCCAAATAACATAGAGGTTCGGAAGGTCGATGCCCGTAAAGAAGAAGTAATCTCCTGCGTTTCCTTGTCGCTGCGTACTCGGGATATAAACGCCCAAGCTGTCATAGTCCGCATCGCTCTTGGCAAGACGGATTCGCCATTCAGACTTAACGCCTTCGTATTCCTTTGAGGTATCGTAGTAAACCTTCATTATGGTAAACTCGTAATCCTCGGAAATAGAGAGCCACCCCGAAGCGAAGATTACCTTAGCCTCGTTTCCTGCCCTGTCACCAAGAATAGTGTCCCATACACGGCT